TGATATAGCTGGTGTCTGTGCGCTCACAGATAGAGTTGCTGATCCTTGGTTCTCACCAGGCGGTTACAACCGTGGTAACATTCGTGGTGCAATTAAACTTGCATACAACCCACAACAAGCAGATAGGGATATTCTCTATAGAGCAAGGATCAACCCTGTTGTTGATTTCCCAGGCCAAGGAGTTGTTCTCTTTGGTGACAAAACTGCTCTCACAAGACCAAGTGCATTTGATAGAATTAACGTGCGTAGATTGTTCTTGGTTCTGGAAAAAGCAATTGCTACAGCTGCTAAGTTCCAACTCTTTGAGTTCAACGATGAGTTTACACGGGCCCAGTTCCGTAACTTGGTTGAGCCTTTTTTGAGAGATGTTCAAGGTAGAAGAGGACTCACAGATTTTGAAGTCGTTTGTGATGGCACAAACAACACAGGCGAAGTCATTGACCGAAACGAGTTTATTGCAGATATCTATATTAAACCAGCACGATCAATCAACTTCATTACGCTTAACTTTGTTGCGGTTCGCACAGGTGTTGAGTTCTCTGAAGTAATTGGACAATTTTAAAGGGGAGTAAGGAACAATGGTAGGAACTATTGACCAATTTAGAGCACAGTTGATTGGTGGTGGTGCAAGACCAAACCAATTCAAAGTTGAAATAAACTCGCCGCCGGGTATTACTACTGGATTGCCTACAGAAAATGCGGCGTTTCTTTGTAAAAGTTCACAGTTGCCAAGCATGACAATTGGAGAAATTGCATTGCCATTTAGAGGAAGGCAAGTTTATATCGCTGGAGATAGAGAGTTTCCAGATACTTGGACAACCACCTTCATGAACGATACAAATTTCTTAATTAGAAATGCTCTGGAAAGATGGAACAACGGTATCAATGACCTTGTAACAGGGACAGGAGTTGTCGTATCAGCAGATTATCAAGCTGACTTGAAAGTTTCACAACTTGATAGAGATGACAATGTTCTGAAAGTATACATTTTCAGAAATGCTTGGCCACTTACTATTGGTGCTATTGAACTTTCAACAGAGACTACAAATGCAATTGAAGAATTTGAGTGTACATGGAGATATCAACACTTTGAGGTATCGGAAGTCACGCCGGGCATTGCTGCTGTTGCTGGTTAATTGACATTCTAAACCTACTAAATAAAAGAGTAGGGAGACATTATGGCTGAATTTTTCGGATACAGTATTACTCGTTCAAAGAGCAAAGGGAGCGGCGATCAATTTGTCGCTCCTGACTCTGATGACGGAACAATTGAGGTTGCCGGCGGTGGGTTTTTCTCATCTATTCTTGATACGAATGGAAGAGAAAGAACAGAACTTGATCTCATTCGTAGATACAGGGACATAGCACAACAACCAGAGTGTGATAGTGCGATTGAAGATATCGTCAATGAATCAATTTCATTTGACGAGGTGTCTCAATCGGTAACGGTAAGTCTTGATAGATTACCATATCCAGACAAAATTAAAAGAGCGATAAGAAAAGAGTTTGATAATGTTTTAAGTTTATTGGAGTTTGAAGAAAAGGGCTCAGATATCTTTAGACGATGGTATGTTGATGGAAGAATTTTTTACCACAAAGTTATAGATAAGAAAAATCCAAAACTTGGTATTGTAGATTTAAAATATATTGATCCAACCAAAATCAAGAAAGTAAGAGAAGTTGAAAAAGAAAAGGACTCAGCAACTGGAGTAGAAATTCCTAAAAAAGTTACTGATTATTATGTCTATAATGCTAAGGGTTTAGCACATGCTGGTTATGGGGGAGCAAGTCAAGGTATTAGAATAGCTAAAGATGCGATTACATATTGTCCGTCTGGGGTTATTGATCAAAACGGTGGGAAAGTTTTATCTTACTTACACAAGGCGATCAAACCTGTTAATCAGTTAAGGATGATTGAAGATGCACTCGTTATCTATCGCATTTCACGAGCACCAGAACGCAGAATTTTTTACATTGATGTAGGTAATCTACCCAAGGTTAAGGCTGAGCAGTATCTTAAAGATGTGATGAATCGTTATCGTAACAAGTTAGTGTACGATGCATCAACTGGTGAAATACGAGATGACAGAAATCACATGAGTATGTTGGAAGACTTCTGGCTCCCACGAAGAGAAGGTGGTAGAGGAACAGAGATTACAACATTGCCGGGTGGTCAAAATCTAGGTGAGATTGATGACATTATTTACTTTCAGAGAAAACTTTATCGGTCATTGAATGTTCCTATCTCAAGACTAGAAGCAGAGTCAAACTTTAGTTTGGGTAGAAGTACAGAGATTACAAGAGACGAATTAAAGTTTACTAAGTTCATACAGAAACTTAGAAAGAAGTTTGTACATCTCTTCACTGATATATTGAAAACTCAACTTCTGTTAAAGGGTGTAATTGCATCTGACGATTGGGATGTGATGAAAGAGCAAATTCAGTATGACTTCTTACAGGATGGTCATTTTTCAGAGTTAAAAGACGCAGAGTTATTGAACGATAGAATTAATACTCTTGACGCAATTCAATCTTATATTGGTACATTTTTCAGTAAAGAATACGTTCTTAAAAATGTGTTACGGATGAATGATTCAGAAATACAAGATATGCGTGATCAGATTGCTAAAGAACTTAATACTGATCCAATGGATGGTGGACTTGAAATGCCAGATGGTGGAGATGGTATCACACGTTATCCACAAGATGGTGCTGGTGGCGTAATACCACCAGATTCAATGCCAGATTATGAAGAACCAGAAAAAGGAGAAAATTAGATGAGCAGAGAAATGATTGATGCAATCGCAGACGGAAGTAATCTGGATGCTGAAAATGAATTTAAAAATTCAATCGCACAAAAAGTCGGTGATGCGTTAGAGCTAAGACGTATTGAACTTGCAAACACTTTCGTGAACACAACAGGAGTGGGAACAAGTGAAGAGGATTGAGGAAGTCTATGAATCTACAGTTGTAGAGAAAGACGAGCATCGTAAGTCTAAGGAGTATAAAAGGTTATCTCCAAGGATGAAAAATGCAGTCGATTTTATTTTTAGTAAAATGGACTCTAAACCTTCAGATTTCCTAAATAGTTTTGAAAAAACAATAGAAGATGCGGCAAAACAGTTTAAAGTAAGAGAAAAGGAACTATTGTCGTATTTTGAAAAAGAGATGCTTTCGATTTAAGGAGTTAGAGGATGGCAGTCGCAACCAGAACATTAAAAGATACGGTAGTAAATGCTGCTGGAGCTGGTGGTAAAGTTACCATTTTGGTTAATTGGGACGATGAAACAAGTTCTAATAATAACATTTTAGATGCGTCTGGTCTTGACGGTCATGCTAACGGTGCAAAATTAGATATCACTCGTATCTGGTGGCAGATAACCGGCGGTGTTGCAGACGATGACTTAAACTGGGCCTTTGTAGAATTTAAGGGCTCGTCAGCCGATACACTTGCAATTAATCTTGCTGGCACAGGTCACTATGATGGAACAGCAGGACCAATAACAAATAACGCAACAAATGCAACTGCAACCTCTGGTGACTTAGAGTTGAGTTTGCGTGGTAGCTCTGGATCAATGATAATCGAATTACGAAAAGATGTTAACTTTACATCATAGGGGAATGATATGCAGACCGTAAAATTATTTTCAGAAGCCGTAGAAGAAGTAGAGTATATCACCGAAGCAAAGGAAGACGGTGGTAAGAACTACAAGATCAAAGGTATCTTCATGCAAGCAGATGTGAAGAACCGTAACGGCCGGGTCTACCCTATGGAAATTCTAGAGAAAGAAGTTTCAAAATACAATAAAAAGTTCGTCAACGAGAAACGTGCGTTTGGTGAACTAGGTCATCCAGAAGGACCAACTGTGAACCTTGAAAGAGTTTCACATATGATAACATCATTAAAACCAGAAGGTAAAAATTTTATTGGTGAGGCAAAGATTATGTCCACACCAATGGGTGAAATCGTTAAAAATCTAATGGACGAGGGTGCCAAACTCGGAGTTTCCTCAAGAGGAATGGGGAGTCTAATGCAAAAAAACGGTGCCAATTATGTGAGAGACGATTTTTACCTTGCAACAGCTGCTGACATTGTAGCAGACCCATCTGCACCTAATGCTTTCGTAGAAGGTATATTGGAGAGTAAGGAATGGGTCTGGAATCATGGGTCTTTGATAGAAGCGCATGTAGCAGGGCTAAAAAAGGAATTTGACGTTAAAAAGCGTCAAAGGAAGGTGAACAAAGAAGCACTAGAGTTCGCCAAATTCCTCAAAATGTTATAACTTATAAATAATATAATTACAAAAAGGAGAAACTCCATGTCCGAATTAGATCAAACCATTGAGGAACTTGAAGCAGAAGTTCTGGCGGAACTAGAAGAAGCCGCACATGATGCACCAAAGAAAGGTGCTGCTGCTTCAGAACCTCAGAAGAAAGTAAAGGGTTCTACACCTGGCGGCGAAACCCAAGATGGTGGTGAGCCAGTCGTTGAACCAGATGCTAAAAAATCCCCAACAGACGTTGCAGCGAAAGGTGCAAAAGAAGTTGGTGGTGATGCAGCACAAAAAGGTGAAGGGGCCCCAGAAAAAATGGCTAAACTCAAAAAAGTAAAAGAAGAAATCGGTTATACCGATGCCGAAGTTAGAGAACTTTGCCACTCTGAAGATCACGACTGTGCTATAGTTGTTGAACACCCAGTTTGGGGTAAAGGTAAACCTCTTCAC